ATGGGTAAATCAGGAGGCACTGCTGGTTTTTACGGTACTGAGCCTATTGCTCAAGCTGCCGCCATTACTGCTGTCACCAATACCGCTTCTGGTACTGAACTAGCAACCGCTATCAATGCACTTCGCACTGCGTTAAAAAACATCGGCATTACTGCCTAAACCAAAAGGGGGCTAATCACCCCCTTTCTATTATGAACATTACACTGACTCACCCCGTTCACGGCGCTAAAATTGCAACTATGGATTTAGAGGCTGAGATGGATGAAAGAAATGGCTGGACTCGCTATAATCCAGACACGCCTTCCGAACCCGAAGCGGCTCCTGTGAACGTGCTGGAAGTTAAGCGCCGTAGAAAAGTGACTACTGAAGAGGTTTAAGCATGACAACGTACACCGCTGGCCAACAAATTGAACGTGCCCTTCGGCTTCTCGGTGTGCTTGCTGAAGGCGAAACGCCTTCTGCCGCTACTTCTAAAGACGCCTTGATGGCGCTCAACCAAATGATTGACAGCTGGCAGACCGAGCGTCTGTCAGTGTTTTCCACGCAAGATCAAATCTTCACATGGCCCGCAGGCTTAATTAGCCGCACCCTCGGCCCGTCTGGTGATTTCATAGGCCTTCGCCCCATTTTGCTTGACGACTCTACATATTTTAGAGCGCCCACCAATGTCTCGTATGGCATTAAGTTTATCAATCAACAGCAGTACAACGGTATTGCTGTTAAGACCGTAACGTCCACCTATCCACAAGTAATGTGGGTTAACATGACGTTTCCTAACATTGAGATGTACGTTTACCCACGGCCTACACAGGACTTGGAGTTTCACTTTGTGTCGGTTGAAGAACTAAACAACCCAGCCAACTTGTCCACGGTTTTGTACTACCCACCAGGCTATCTGCGTGCGTTTACTTACAACTTGGCCATGGAGTTTGCCCCTGAGTTTGGCGTTGAGCCAAGCCCTCAAGTGCAGCGCATTGCGATGACTTCTAAGCGTGATCTGAAGCGCATCAACAACCCAGATGACGTGATGGCACTGCCTTACGCATTGGTGGCCAACCGCCAGCGTTTCAACATCTATGCCGGTAACTATTGATGAAAACGCCGATTCTTGGCTCTACTTATGTAGCGCGGTCTGTCAATGCGGCAGACGCTCGGATGGTCAATCTTTTTCCAGAGATCGTTCCAGAGGCCGGTAAAGAGCCTGCGTTTTTAAACCGCGCCCCTGGCCTCAAACTGCTCAACACCATTGGCAACGGCCCGATCCGTGGTTTGTGGGCGTTCTCGTCTAACGACACCACGGCCTTTGTGGTGTCTGGCACTCAGCTGTACAAGATCACCACTTCTTATGCGGCCATGCTAATTGGCACGGTGGCCGGTACTGGCCCTGTCAGTCTGGCTGACAATGGCACGCAGTTGTTTATTGCGGCCAATGGCCCTAGCTACATCTACAACAACACGACAAACGCTTTTGGCCAGATCACCGATCCAGACTTCCCAGGCGCTGTGACTGTCTGCTATCTGGACGGCTATTTTGTGTTCAACCAGCCCAACAGCCAGTTGATGTGGGTAACACAGCTGCTAGACGGCACATCCATTGACCCGCTTGAGTTTGCCAGCACCGAAGGCTCACCTGACGGCCTGATTGCCGTGGTGTCCAACTTCCGCGAAGTCTGGGCGTTTGGTACAAACTCGATTGAAGTCTGGTATGACGTTGGCGCAACGGATTACCCTTTACAGCGCATCCAAGGCGCGTTTAACGAGTTGGGCTGTGCTGCCCCTTACTCAGTGGCCAAAATGGACAACGGCCTGTTCTGGCTTGGCCGTGACCGCCGTGGTGAAGGTATTGTCTACCGCGCTAATGGTTATGCAGGCCAACGCATTTCTACACACGCCGTTGAGTGGCAGATCCAACAATACGATGATATATCGGATGCCATTGCGTACACCTATCAGCAAGATGGCCACAGTTTCTATGTACTGGTTTTCCCTAGTGCTAACACGACATGGGTTTATGATGCCGCAACGCAAGCTTGGCATGAGCGTGCAGGGTTTTCTAATGGTGCGTTTACCCGTCACCGTGGCAATTGCCAGATGGCGTTTAACAATAAGATTGTTGTGGGCGACTTTGAAAACGGCAACATCTACGCGTTTGACCTAGACGACTTTAGCGACAATGGCAGTATCCAAAAATGGTTGCGCTCATGGCGCGCGTTGCCAACAGGCACTAACACCCTCAAGCGCACAACCCAGCACATGCTCCAAATGGACTGCGAATCCGGCGTTGGTTTAAACGGGTATGTATCTCCTGAGACAATTTATCTTCAAACCGAAAATGATGATTATTTGGTCACAGAAACTGGTGATTATTTAATTGCTGAACAACAGACAGTTGCAACCCAAGGTGCTGATCCTCAAGTTATGTTGCGCTGGTCAGACGATGGTGGCCGCACATGGTCAAACGAGCATTGGGCATCTATGGGCAAGATCGGCCAGTATTACAAACGCGTAATTTGGCGCCGTTTGGGCATGACTGTCAAACTGCGGGATCGTGTTTATGAAGCGTCTGGCACTGATCCTGTGAAGATTGCCATCATGGGCGCAGAACTTATTCTGAGTCCAACGAATGCCTAGCCCTAACGCTACGCCAACACCGATCACGCCACCGCGAGTGCCGCTGATTGACCCTCGCACGGGTCTGATCGACCGTGCGTGGTACTTGTTCTTTCTGTCGTTGAATGACATTGCCACGGCAGTTGTTGACGATTCTGGTCTTACGTTTAGCGCTGAATCAGTAATTGCATCGTATGACGCTGCGCTTCGTTTGGTCAATCAGGAATTGCAGACCCTGCCGCCAATGGTTACCTTACCAGTTCCTGACGTATTGGGCGACTGCTGCTCGGCCTTAGAATCCCAAATGGCCGAGATGCAAAAGCAGATCGAGGCTTTGCAAGTTCAACCGATTGTTGACACTGCGGCTATCACCGCCGCCATTAACGCCGCGTCATCAGCGCCTGTTACCAAGACCGCTGACTTTACGGTAGCTGACAATGAGACTTGGCTTATCAATAACAAGTCAGGCTCGACTTGCACCGTAACTTTGCCAACGGCCTCCGCATGGACTGGTAGGTATCTGACATTTAAGAATTTGCAGGCTCAGACCTTGGTGTCTGCGTCTAGCAATGTTGTGTTGATTGACGGCACAGTCGCTGGCACAGCAATCCTCTTGGCAGTTGTAGGAAATTGGGCGACAATGGTGTCTGACGGCACAAATTGGATCATCATGCAACAGGCCGCTAACAATTGCCTATTATTGGAGTAAACCATGACTGTCACAGTGAAAGTTCTCGTACCGGCTAAATTTGCCGAAAACGCTCAAACAACCCAGTACACAGCGACTGGCGTTACGGCCATCATCGACAAGTTCACCGCGACTAACATCAGCGCGTCTGCCGCTACGATCAGCGTGAACTTGGTCACAACCGCAGGCTCTGCGGGTAACACCAACTTGATCACCAAGACCAAGACCTTGCAAGCGTCTGAGGTCTATACGTTCCCAGAACTGGTTGGCCAAGTGCTTGGCGTTGGCGACTTTATCAGTACAATTGCAGGCACAGCCAGCGCAATCAACATTCGCGTTTCTGGACGTGAGGTGACCTAATGCGTGTAACCTACGGCAAGGGTTTTGCACCAACCTTGTCCATGACGGGCAAGGTTTTGGCGTTGCAGAATGAACTCTTAAAAATGCCGCAGGCCAACATTGTGACCGAGCATATTTTCAAGCCTGGCGTTTACGAGCGCAAAATCACGATCCCTGCTTGGACTGTCTTAACTGGTGCAGAACACAAAACGCCCTACCACGTTCGAGTGGAAAAGGGCACAATCGCGGTCAATACAGATGACGGCGTTAAAGTATTTACCGGCCCATGTGACTTTCTGGCAAAGGCTGGAATGCAACGCGCAGGCCGAGTGTTTGAAGAAGAAGTGGTTTGGGTAGATGTCTATGACAACCCAGACGACTGCAATGATTTGGCGGTGCTAGAAGACCGCTTGTACGTTGTGCCTGCTTGTGGCCTTGCCGACAGCCGCACTGACGCGCAAAAGGCGCAGATTGATTATGGAGCGTTTCTATATCAGATTGGTATGACTCAGAATGAAATAAATACGATTGTCCATAACGAGTCTGATTTGATGGATATGCCTGACGGCGTGGCTGTGGAATTGCGCGATTCGCCGATCCACGGCAAAGGGTTGTTTGCAACCCGCGATTTTGAGGCTGGGGAAACTGTGTGCCCTGGTCGAGTGGATGGTAAAAGAACCCCAGGTGGGCGCTTTATCAACCATTCGTTTAATTGCAATATCAGACCCGAAAAAGTAGGGGATGACATTTATGCAATTGCTGCGCGTAAAATATGCGCTGGCGATGAATTACTGGTAGATTACAGAGCATCAATGCGAGTCAATTTTGGACTCACGTTACAAGGAGAATTGCCATGTCTGGATGGGTAGCAGGAGCCACGGTTGTTAGTAGTTTAGTAGGTGCAAAAGCGTCTAAAAGCGCAGCAAGCACACAGGCCGCTGCGGCTGACCGCGCGGCTGAACTTCAAAGAGAACAGTTTGAACGGCAAGTAGAATTACAAGCCCCGTTCCGCGAGGCGGGCGTTCGCGCATTGCCAGAACTGGAAGCCGCATCTAGATATACGCCGTTTGGCATGAGCCAGTTTCAGCAAGACCCAGGCTACGCATTTCGTTTGGCTGAAGGCCAAAAAGCACTTGAACGCAACGCTGCGGCTCGTGGTGGTTTGATTTCTGGCGGTGCTTTAAAAGCCGCGCAGCGTTACGGCCAAGAAATGGGTACCCAAGAATACACAAACGCTTTTAATCGTTACCAAACTGAACGTCAGGCGCGGCTTAACCCGTTGCAATCTTTAGCGGGTTTTGGTCAAACTTCTGTAAATCAACTAGGTCAAGCTGGCCAAAACTATGCATCCAATGTTGGCAATTTAATGACTGGCGGTGCAGCGGCTCAAGCAGCTGGCCAAGTGGGCGCGGCCAATGCAATTACTGGCGGTTTGGGTACTTACTTAAATTATTCTCAAAACAATGCTTTGCTTAACGCTTTGCGTGGTAGCACAGGTAGCGGTTCTATGATGAGCGAGCCATACCCAGGCTTTAACGCAGCTGTTGGTTTAGGACGATAAGGAATAATTATGGCACTTAATCCAAACATCGCTCTTGGCGTTAGGCCACTTGAATTGCCAAATCAGTTGGCGCAGTACGCTCAGTTGTCGCAAATTCAAAACGCGCAACAAGCTAATCAGTTAAATCAAATGCAAATGGCTGAGTATCAACGTGCGCGTGCTGAAGAAGAAAGCACACGCAATTTTCTTGCAAAAGCTGATTTAGCCGATCCCAATATAAGAATGCAATTGTTGACGGGATATGGTAAAGCTGGCCGTGAAATTGCTACAAATTTGAGTGCTGCTGACAAAGCGCGGTCAGAAGATCTTGCACGACAAGCAAAACTGGCACAGGATACGCAATCCATGTATCAAAACATATCTGGCATTATTTCTAATAAAGCAGATGCAGTTAAGTTTTTGTCAACAGTAGTTAACGACCCTGCGCTAAAAGATTCGCCGCTTGCAAAAATTCCGCTGATGCAACAAGTTGCAAGAATTCCTGAAGATCCTGCTGGTTTGGACGACTGGAAAAAACAGTTTGCTCTTGGTGCAACTAAATACATTACTGAAAACAAACCAGTTACTTTTGCTCAAGATACTGGCACTGGTGGCCGTTTAATGGCTCGTGCAGGGCTTGGTGGCCCAGCTACCGTTGTGCCAGGCAGTGAATTTACAAAGGGTATGACGTTTGCTGACAGAAATGCTGCAGCTCGTTTGGCGTTTGACAAATCTAAATTTGAGTTTGAAAAAGCCAACCCAACAATGTCGATCCAAGAAGATCCAAGCGGCTTGTTGGCGGTCAACACCAGAACTGGCGTGGCCACTCCTGTGGTGTACGGCCCAACTGGCTTCCAAGCTGCACCGGCAGCTACACCAGGCGCAAGCATGATGCGTCAGCCACCAGCTGCATTGCCTGGTCAGCGCACCTCTGCTATCCCAGGCATGACCAGTGTGCTTGACCAGACTACTATGCCTTTGGTTGCTCAAGCTGGCGAAAGAATGCCTGGTATGCCCGTGGCCGGTAAAGAAAAACCAATGACCGAAACCCAAAGCAACGCAACTGCTTATGGCATGAGAATGAAAGAAGCCAATGCCATTTTGGAAGATTTGGCCAAAAAAGGTGTTCTTAAAGGTGCTGTTATTGAAGCCACCCCACTTATTGGTGGCGCATTAGGACAGACATTGCCTAGCGTTCTTGGCGGTACTAGCGCTGCTCAACAACAAGTTAATCAAGCTAAATCAAACTTTATTACTGCTGTTTTGCGTAAAGAGTCTGGAGCTGTTATTTCTGATTCAGAATTTGACAGAGAAGATAAAAAATACTTTCCGCAAATTAATGACAATG